TGTTGATTGCTGAAATGACAGAAGAATTTATGAAAGAAGAGAACAAAATTACTTCTCAATTTGATTCTGACCCGTTATTAAAACTAAAATCACGTGAAGTTGACCTTAGAGCGATGGAAAACGAGCGAAAAATGAAACAAGACGAAGCTCAAAACGATTTAAACAGAGCAAAATTGATGCAAGCACAAGAAATAGCTGAAGATAAGATGGAACAGAACGAAGATTTAGCTAAATTACGTGCTGGAGTAAGTCTTGCAAAGACTGGTGTGCAACAAGCAGCCATAGAAATAGACGATTAATATGCCATTAAACAAAAAAGGTAAAAAAATTATGAAATCTATGAAAAAACAGTATGGTAAAAAGAAGGGTGAAAAGATATTCTA